TACGTCATCGCAGACAACAAGCTGGCGCTGAACGCTGGATGGGACAACGAGTTGCTGGCGCTGGAGTTGGCCGAACTTGATGGTCTGGGCTTTGACGTTGAACTGACAGGCTTCTCAGACGAAGAGATCAAAGCTCTGATGCCGGTGGAAGTGACCGAAGGTCTGACCGATCCGGACGATGCCCCGGCCGTGCAGGAAAACCCGGTCACTGTGCCTGGTGACGTCTGGGTCATGGGCAAGCACCGGCTGATGTGTGGGGATAGCACAAGCATCAGCGCGGTTGAGCAATTGATGGATGGGAACAAGGCCGACATGGTGTTCACCGACCCACCATATGGCGTGGCCTATGAAGGTGGGCACAACGCTAAGAAGCGTCAGCAGATCAAGAACGATGCTTTGGAGGGCGAAAACCTAACCGGCCTGTTTTATGGTGCGCTGTCAGTCGCTGTGACTGTGACCCATGACCATGCCGCGTTTTATGTCTGGTATGCGTCGGGTAAAAGCGTGGAAACATTCGCAGCGTTTTCAGATCTTCCGCTGAAACTTCGCGCCATCATCCAGTGGTATAAAGTTCGATCTGGACTTGGGGCATTCATGTCCCAATACATCCGCAACTGCGAACCCTGCATCTATGCGTTCAAGGCAGGCAGCAGCCCGCAGTGGTTTGGCCCGACCGACGAAAAGACCGTTTGGGAGCTGAAAAAAGAAGCCCGCAACGATTACCACCCCACTCAGAAGCCGGTCGAGCTTCCAGAGCGCGCCATCAACAACAGCAGCAAAAATGGCCAGATTGTTCTGGACCTATTCGGCGGCAGTGGCAGCACCCTGATCGCCTGCGAAAAGACAAGCCGCCACGCCCGCCTGATGGAGCTGGACCCCAAGTATTGCGATGTCATCGTCAAGCGCTGGCAGGAGTTCACCGGCAAGCAGGCAACACACGCAGAAACTGGAAAACCTTTCGCGGAGGTTAAAAATGGCAACGAAGAAACCCAAGGTTGAAGAAAAATCGGTTCCAAAAAAGCGCGGCGGTGCTAGGCCGGGCACTGGAGGTGCCATGCCAGGCGCTGGCCGACCGGCTTTTGTGCCCACCGATCCCGAGCGAAAACAGGTCGAAGCCCTGTCCGGCTACGGCCTGCCCATCGAGCAGATCGCAGTCCTGGTGCGCGACGGCATCGACACCGACACCCTGCGCAAGCACTTTGCCCAGGAACTGATCTCGGGCAAGGCCAAGGCAAACGGGCAGGTAGGGAAAACCCTATTTCAGAAGGTCATGGCAGGCGACACCACGGCGGCTATCTGGTGGTCCAAGACCCAGATGCGCTGGAAGGAAGTGCAGCAGCACGAGATCACCGGCGCAGACGGGGCTCCGATTGAATTCCGCCGCATTGAGCGCGTCATCGTCAAATGACGGTTCTACAGATCCAAACCCCACAATGGGCTCTACCATTGCTTGAGCCAGCACGCTACAAAGGCGCTCATGGTGGCCGGGGGTCTGGTAAGTCTCATTTCTTCGCTGAGATGCTGATTGAGGCGCACCTCATAGATCAGAAGCGGCGTAGCGTGTGCGTGCGGGAAGTGCAGAAGTCTCTGGCGCAGTCTGTCAAGCGCCTGCTAGAACTGAAGATCGAGCAGATGAATGCGGGCGCTTACTTTGAGGTTCAGGAAGCTGTCATCAAGTCAAAGCGCGGCGATGGGATGATCATCTTCCAGGGGATGCAGAATCACACTGCTGACTCGATTAAGTCGCTTGAGGGCTACGATTGCGCGTGGGTCGAGGAAGCTCAGAGCCTGAGCCAGCGCAGCCTAGATCTTCTTCGGCCAACGATTCGCAAGCCAGGCTCGGAGCTATGGTTCACTTGGAACCCCAGCCAATCAACCGACCCGGTTGACATGCTGTTGCGTGGCGACAAGCCGCCACCTGGTGCGGTGGTGCTCGAGGTCAACTTCACAGATAACCCCTGGTTCCCGAACGTGCTCCGCGAGGAAATGGAGTACGACAAAGCACGCGACCCGGACAAATATGCTCACGTCTGGCGCGGCGGATATCTAACGAACAGCACCTCGCGGGTGTTCCGCAATTGGCGAGTTGAGGAGTTCGAGGCACCAAAGGACGCTATCCATCGGCTCGGTGCCGACTGGGGCTTTGCGTCTGACCCGACCGTCTTGGTTCGTTGCCACATCGTCGGTCGCACGCTCTACATTGATCATGAGGCGTATATGATCGGCTGCGAGATCATGGACACGCCTGACTTATTCATGACTGTGCCAGAGGCTGAGAAGTGGCCTATGGTGGCTGACTCATCCAGGCCGGAGACGATCAGCCACATGCGCAAGAACGGGTTCCCAAAGATCATGCCGGCTGTCAAGGGCAAAGACTCGGTGGCTGAAGGCGTCGAGTGGATGAAGTCTTATGACATCGTTGTGCATCCACGCTGCACTCACACAATTGATGAGTTGACGTTTTACAGTTACAAGACAGACCCGCTGACTGGCAAAGTTCTGCCGATTCTGCAAGACAATCAGAACCACGTCATTGATGCGTTGAGATATGCGTGTGAAGGCGTTAGACGTGCCTCGGCTGTCAATAAGACGACCAACTTTAAGCCGTTGCCGGTTGTGAACAAGTGGTAGACTATTGCCAAAAGGGGCGACTTATGGCACGCGTTTCAAAAGAGCAATATCTGTCAAATCTCCACTCTGATGCATTGGCCCAGTTCAATGATATTCAGACCGCTTTGCGTGATGAGCGCCTGCAATGCTTGCAAGATCGTCGGTTCTACAGCTTGGCTGGCAGTCAGTGGGAGGGCCCACTCCTTGATGTCTACGAGAACAAACCTCGTTTTGAGGTGAACAAGATTCACCTCTCAGTGATTCGCATCATCAACGAGTATCGCAACAACCGTATCACTGTCGATTTCGTCAGCAAAGAAGATGGCGACGACAAACTAGCCGAGACATGCGACGGGCTTTATCGTGCTGATGAGCAAGACAGCGTTGCAGACGAAGCCTACGACAATGCCTTTGAGGAAGCCGTCGGGGGTGGTTTTGGAGCCTGGCGCCTGCGGACGGTTTATGAAGACGAAGAAGACGAAGACAACGAAAAACAGCGCATTCGTATTGAACCCATTTTCGACGCTGATAGTTCTGTTTTCTTCGATCTAAATTCAAAGCGTCAGGACAAGTCAGACGCCCGCTATTGCTTCGTGGTCACCTCGATGACCCGCGCAAGTTACAAAGAAGAATGGGGCGACGATCCTACCGATTGGCCGAAGATCATCCACCAGTACGAATTCGACTGGTGTACGCCTGACGTTGTTTACGTGGCTGAGTACTACAAAGTCGAAGACGTTACAGAAACCATTCGGATCTTCAGGGCGATTGATGGCACAGAAGAAAGGTATCGTAAGTCTGACTTCGACGCCGACCCGGCACTAGAGGACACGCTTGCAGCTATCGGAAGTCAGGAAGTCCGTCAGCGCAAAATCAAGTCAAGACGTGTTCATAAGTACATTCTGAGCGGTGGCCGGATCCTCGAGGATGCTGGGTACATTGCAGGCAAGTGCATCCCAATCGTCCCGGTCTACGGTAAACGCTGGTTTGTGGATAACGTGGAACGTTGCATGGGCCATGTACGCCTGGCCAAAGATGCGCAGCGCCTGAAGAACATGCAGCTCTCCAAACTCGGGGAGATCAGCGCATTGTCCAGTGTTGAGAAGCCGATTCTCTTGCCTGAGCAAGTGGCCGGCCATCAGGTCATGTGGGCGGACGATAATCTCCGCAACTACCCTTATCTTCTGGTGAATCCGATCACTGGCCCAGATGGCAGTCAGCAAGTCTCGGGGCCTGTCGCATACACAAAGAGCCCACAGATCCCCCCCGCGATGGCCGCATTGCTTCAGGTAACCGAACAGGATATGCAGGATATCCTCGGCAGCTCGCAGCAGGCTGACAAGATGGTCAGCAACATTTCCGGCAAGGCCGTTGAGATGATTCAGACCCGAATCGACATGCAGACCTTCATCTACATGTCGAACTTCGCTAAGGGAATGAAGCGGTGCGGCGAGATTTGGCTATCAATGGCGCGTGATGTGTACGTTGATGAAGGCCGCAAAATGAAGTCAATCGGCTCTGATGAGCAAGTTCAAATGATTGAGCTTATGCGGCCAATGGTCAGCGAAACTGGCGAAATCGTCATGGAGAACGATCTCAGCAATGCCAAGTTTGACGTGAACGTTGATGTTGGGCCATCAAGTTCAAGCAAGCGTGCGGCTACTGTTCGCGCTATCACTGGTCTCTTGCAAATGACAACAGACCCAGAGACTGCTCAAGTCTTGATCGCCACCGCTATGATGAACATTGAAGGCGAAGGCTTGTCCGAACTGAGCGCGCACGCTAGAAAGAAACTGGTGCGTATGGGCGTTGTCAAACCAACCGAGCAAGAGCAAGAACAGATGATGGTCGAGATGCAAGGCCAGAAACAAGACCCGAACGAGATCTTCTTGCAGGCCGCAGCGGAGGAAGCCATTGCCAAGGCAGCCAAGGCCCGCGCAGATACCGTCAAAACCGTTGCAGATGCTGAATTGTCTCGCGCACGAACCGCCGAAACACTCGCCAAGACCGGGGTGCAGGAGCAGAACATGGCACTGACAGCTATGGAGGCAACTCAGCAGGCTGTTATGGGTCAAGAAGTGCAACCCATTGTCAGATGATTATCATTAGTTAGAATGTAATAAACGGCACCCGCCCAGCCGTTCAAATTGGGTGAGTTTGATGGGGTCAATAATGAATCAAAAGGCAGAAGCAGGAGATAACGAGATCGAAGACGAATCCGCAATGCTTGATGACGGGCAGCAGAATGTTGAGATCGAAGTTGGTGAGGATGATTCCACCGACGACCAACAATCCGCGAACTTGGAAAATAAGCAAGAGGAAGAATCCGACGAAGTTGTTGTCTCTATTGGCGAGGAAGCGCCACCCGCCGAGGAACCGAAAGCACCCGAATGGGTGCGAGAGCTACGCAAAGCAAACAGGGAGAAAGAGCGACGTATTCGAGAACTTGAGGCCAAACTTGCTACCGCTGCACCTGAGACCAAGCCAGTGCAACTGGGAGCTAAGCCAAAGCTAGAGGATCACGATTACGACGCTGAGAAGTTCGAGCAAGCATTAGACGCATGGCATGAACGCAAGCGACAGCACGATATTGAGGCCGAGAAGGCCCGTCAGGCTGAGCAAGCACAGCAGCAAGCATGGCAAGCCAAACTAGAAGGCTACAGCAAGGCTAAAGCCGAGCTGAAGGTCCGAGACTATGAAGACGCCGAGGCTATCGCTCAGGAAGTCTTTAGCGTCACTCAGCAAGGCGTGATTCTGCAAGGGGCTGAAAACCCTGCGTTAGTCGTATATGCACTCGGTAAAAATCCCAAGAAAGCGGCGGAACTCTCAAAAGTTACAGACCCCGTGAAGTTTGCCTTTGCGGTTGCGAGACTGGAGAAGGAATTGAAAGTCACTAATCGTAAGGCAGCGCCCGCACCAGAACGTGTTATTCAAGGTACCGGTAGAACATCTGGGGCGGTTGACTCAACACTTGAACGGCTGCGCGAAGAAGCGGCGCGTACTGGCAACATGACCAAGGTCATTCAGTACAAGGCGCAGAAACGTGCGGCATCCAGCAGAAACTGATTTTTCTATAGGAGCCAATCATGGCAAATAGTTTTTCCAAAGAAGAGCGCGTCGCATTTGAAGACTTGCTCGAAGGTTTCCAGGACGCACTTGTGCTGTCCCGTAACGTCTCGATCTACCAGACCGATCAGACGATGATGGAACGTGCCAATAACACGATCTGGCGTCCTCAGCCCTATATCGCTCAGTCGATCAGCAGCACCCCCGGCACGCCGATCTCCGGCTACCAGGGCATGACGCAGCTGGCCGTGCCTGCGACTTTGGGTTTCAGCAAGACCGTGCCATGGGAAATGACCTCCCTCGAATTGCGCGATGCCTTGCAAGAAGGCCGCTTGGGCGACTCTGCAAAACAAAAGCTGGCCAGCGACATCAATATCGCCATCATGAACTCGGCCGCAAGCCTTGGCTCGCTGGTGGTGCCGATTGCCGCTGCTGCAGGTGACTATGACGACGTTGCCCTGTGCGACGCAATCATGAACGAGCAAGGCGTGCCCGACTACGACCGCTTCATGGCCCTGTCCAGCCGCGACTACAACGGTCTGGCTGGCAACCTGGTCGGCTCTGCCCGTTCGTTCGGCAATCAGAAGTCTGACAAGGCTTATGAGCGCTCTTACGTCGGCATGGTCGCTGGCTTCGAGACCTACAAGATGGACTACGCAAACCGTCAGCTCGCTGCTGGTGGTGGCGGTGCTATCACCATCGATACCGATGGCGCAGGCACTCAGGCCAACTACACGCCCCAGGCCACCTCGACCTCGGTCGGTGGCCAGATCAACGTGGACAACCGCTTCCAGACCGTGACCGTTAGTTCCTCGGTTGGTGTTGCTGCTGGCGATGCATTCACCATTGATGGTGTGTTCGCTGTGCATCACATTACCAAGCAGTCCACCGGACAACTTAAGACCTTCCGCGTCGTGAGCGTGCCTGCGGGCGGCACCACCCTGGTGATCACCCCCCCGATCATCGGCGCACAAGGCGTGGCCCCGACCGATGCCCAGAAGCAATACAAGAACGTGGAAGTCTCCACCGCTTCGAACACTGCTGCCATCACCTTCCTTAACGTGAACACCGCACAGGTGAACGTGTTCTGGCAGCGTGATGCTCTGGAAATCCTGCCTGGTCGTTATGCCGTGCCTTCCGATGCTGGCGTCGCAGTGATGCGAGCCACCACCGACCAAGGTATTGAGCTGGTGATGCAGAAGTTCTACGACATTGATAGCATGACCATCAAGTACCGCATGGACACGCTGTTCGGAGTTGTGAACAAGAACCCCGAGATGTCCGGCATCTTGTTGTTCAACCAGTAAACCTGGAAAGACTGGGGGGCTCCGGCCCCCCTTTCTGCATAGGAGTTCAAAATGCCAATGACTAAAGGTTACTCAAGCAAGACCATCGGGAAGAACATCTCGAAGGAAATGAAGTCTGGCAAGCCGCAAAAGCAGGCTGTGGCCATCGCTTTGAACGTCGCCACTAAGGCGGCCAAGGCTGCTGGCAAGCCCGGCAAAGCGCCCAAGAAGGTCAAGAAATGAAGTCTGGCCTGTACGCCAACATTCACGCCAAGCGTAAGCGCATTGAGCGTCAAAAGGCAGCAGGCAAGACGCCTGAGCGTATGCGCAAGCCAGGCACAAATGGTGCGCCAACTGCTGCTGCTTTCAAGGCCGCATCTAAGACCAGTAAAAAGGTTAAGTGATGGAAGAAAATATCCTCACCCCGAAATATCTAAAAAAGAAAAAGCCCGTGAAGGTGCGCAAGCCATCGCGCCCCATTGATGGCATCAATCACCGCTTGATGGCCGAGCAGGTCACCAAGGTTATGCAGGAAGTCGCAGTCGATGTCTTGATCGTGCCAGATGACAACGCAGCTCCAACACGCATCGAGCTGATCGAGAAGGCTAAAGAACTCGGCCTGACGTTCACAAAGCGCACCAGCGACGATAAGTTGCTGGCCATGATCACCGAAGCAATCAGTAAGCAGGGGGTCTGACATGGGCTACAGCAAGCGCCAGTTCGTTGCAGCCGCATTTGAGGAAATCGGCCTTGCATCCTATATTTTCGATTTGCACCCCGATCAGCTTCAATCCGCTTTACGTCGCCTTGATGCCATGATGGCCGACTGGAACGGCAAAGGAATACGTCTAGGCTACCCACTTCCAGGTAGCCCACAGGACAGCGATCTTGATGAACCGACACTGGTTCCTGATTCGGCTAATCAGGCCATTATCACCAATTTGGCTATTCGCATTGCACCAGGCTACGGAAAGACGGTGATGCCAGAAACCAAGGCCGTGGCTAAGGACAGCTATAACACTCTGCTACAGCGTGCCACAGCACCGATTGAGCAGCAATTGCCTGACACAATGCCATCTGGGGCCGGTAATAAGCCATGGCGCGTGTACGATAACCCGTTCTTGCGTCCTCCGGTCGATCCGATCACCGCAGGCCCAGACGGCGTCATTGAGTACAACTGAGGACAAACCATGCCACAAATCAACCAATTGCCGTTGTTGCTTCAGGCATCGCCTGGCGACCAGATTCCCGTCTACACCCCGAACAACGGCGACGCACGACGGCTGCCGATTAGTGCGTTGCTGACTTACTTTCAGCAGACCTTCGCAGCTCCGACGCTTTCCACCAGCATCTCGACACCCGGCACCGGCTTCAACATCACCGTGCCGACCCCGGTCAGCCAGCAATTGTGGATGCTCTTGCAACCCGCTGGCACGCTGGCCACTGGCACAGTGACCCTGCCTCTGAACACACAAACGCCAGATGGCACCGAGGTATTGGTGACAACTACTCAAATCATCACCACGTTTACGTTGGCGCTTAACGGCGCAACCGCAGCATTTGGCGCACCGACGACGCTCGCTGCAAATGCATTTTTCCGCGTTCGGTTCGTGCAGTCTCTGAACAGCTGGTACAGGATCGCCTGATGGCCACAAAAAAAGACCCGCGTCTGGTTCGCGTCGGTGTGGAGGGCTTCAACAAGCCCAAGCGCACACCGTCGCATCCGACCAAATCCCATGTCGTGGTGGCCAAGGATGGCGACCAGGTCAAGACCATCCGTTTTGGTCAGCAGGGCGTGTCCGGGTCTCCCAAACGCGAGGGCGAATCAAAGGCAGATAAAGCGCGTCGAGAGTCTTTCAAAGCTCGACACGCTGAGAACATTTCCAAGGGCAAGATGAGTGCGGCCTGGTGGAGTTCCAAGGTTAAGTGGTGACCTAAATGCAAATCCCAATTTTGAATGGCATTTACACCGACAACGGCCCTGATTTCCGTACGTCCTACCCTGTAAACATGGTGCCGGTGCCAAAAAACAGCGGCATCAGTTCAGGATATCTGCGGCCTGGTGATGGAATCGTTTCCAATGGTATCGGTCCAGGTGTAGACCGTGGTGGTGTCAGTTGGAACGGCACTTGTTACAGAGTCATGGGCACCAAGCTTGTGACGGTGGACAGTAATGGAGCCGTGACTGTTCTGGGTGATGTCGGAGGTCCTGTTGATACGTTGGTAACGTTTGATTACAGCTTCGACCGTCTAGCCATCGCATCCGGAGGGAGACTGTATTACTGGAATGGTGTTCTTACACAAGTCACCGACCCGGATCTTGGAGTGGTTTTAGATTTCTGTTGGGTTGATGGTTACTTCATGACCACAGACGGCACAAGCCTTGTTGTCACTGAATTATCTGATCCGACTCAAGTTAACCCGCTCAAGTACGGTTCCAGCGAGGTAGATCCAGATCCGGTGGTGGCACTGCTCAGGCTGCGCAATGAAGTCTATGCATTGAACCGCAACACTATCGAGGTGTTCGATAACGTGGGTGGCGAGTTCTTCCCATTCCAGCGTATTGACGGCGCACAGATTCAAAAGGGAGCCATTGGCACCTTTGCTTGCTGTGTCTTTATGGAAACCGTCGCTTTCTTGGGTAGTGGTCGGAACGAGGCCCCAGGTGTCTACATGGGTGCAAATGCAACGGCTCAGAAGATCAGCACCCAAGAGATTGATGAGATTTTGCTGGGATACACTGAGGCACAACTCGCAACGGTGAAATTAGAAGCCCGTAACGATAAGGCCCACCAACATCTGTACATTCACCTACCTGATAGGACAATTGTTTATGACGGGGCAGCATCTGAAGCATTGGGTGATCTTGTCTGGTTCACGTTGACAAGTACGGTCGTAGGCTTTGCACAGTACCGTGCGCGTAACCTAGTTTGGGCCTACGACAAATGGCTTGTCGGAGATCCACAATCAAGCAATATAGGCTATCTTGTGGACACCATCGGAACCCATTGGGGGCAGAAAGTCCGATGGGAATTCGGGACATTGATCGCCTACAACGAGGGTAATGGTGCGCTGTTCCATGAGATTGAGTTGGTCAGCCTGACGGGTCGCGTGGCGCTCGGAGTTGATCCGATCATCACCACAAGTTACAGCCTAGACGGTAGTTCGTGGAGCCAGGACAGGCCATTGCGTGCCGGTACGACTGGGAACACCAAGAAGCGCATAGCATGGTTCCAGCAAGGCGGAATGCGCAACTGGCGTATTCAGCGGTTCCGTGGCGACAGTGACGCGCATCTGTCATTCGCCAGGCTTGAGGCACAAATTGAAGGATTGGCTTACTAATGGCAACCAATCCACGCATCAAACTTGGTCTTACCCGGGATCAGCTCGCTACATTCCTGAAGGACCATGAACAGATTAAGCAATTCGAGAATCTGTTCTCGGTGGCCGACACCATCGCCCCCGATGTTGTCAATGAGATAAAGATTGATGCGGGCATAGCGCAATCAACCGCTGTGCAGGCATTGGGCATGATTGCTCAATTGGCACAAGAAGTCGCCGTTTGTTGTTCGACAAGTGATGTCAAGGCCACAGAAGCACTAGATCAGATTTCCATTCTTGCGCAGGAGACAGCGGCAAGTGTTGCATCAGCAGAAAATAAGGCGAATCAGGCGCTGGCACTTCTTTATAAGTTGAATGATGCTGTAGAAGGCTTGCAAATGCAGCCGCCTAAACGTGAGTTTAAGCGCAGCAGATACGGATCGTTTTATGATACGACCACACAAACGGCTGCTGTAATCAATACAGCTACGGCTATCACATTTAACACGACCGATCTTAGTCATGGTGTATACATTGGAACGCCATCATCGCGTGTATATGTTGATACAGAAGGCATCTACAATTTTCAAACTAGTATGCAGTTGGATTCGACTGTTGCTACTGCCGATGAGTTCTATTTGTGGTTCAGACTCAACGGAGTAGACGTTGCAAATTCCGCAAGTCAAGTTAGGATTCAAGGGAATAACGCTGAAGTGTTCGTGGCTCTGAATTACTTTTTCAACTTAAAAGCCGGAGATTATGTTGAACTGATGTTCAGCGTTACTAATCTAGGGGTTCAATTACTTGCCTCTGGCGCTGTTGCTCCGCATCCAGGCATACCTTCTATCATTCTGACCGTTTCAAACAATATCGGGGGCATTCAATGACCGTCACTGTCAAAACTCTAGTACCTCCTAAACAAATGGAGTCAACCCAGACGACCCAATACACTGCGACATCTGCCAAGGCGTTGATCGACAAGGCGACCGTGACGAACACCGATACCGTGAACCGCACATTCAGTGTGAACATCGTTCAATCGGCAGGGTCTCCGAGCAATTCAAACCTGATCATCGACGACAGGACTGTTGTTCCTGGGGAGACCTACCTTTGCCCCGAGTTGGTCGGACATGAACTAGATCCAGGCGCATTTATCAGCACCATTGCTAGCAGTGCAACGGCGCTCACGTTGCGTGTCTCAGGCCGCGAGATCACCTAAGGAGAGGGCAATGGAAGATACGAAAATGCCCAAGGTTATGTTCGCAGGATTTAAAGGTATTCCTTATGAGGAACCATTTATCACGGCAGCACAGAACAAGAAGAATACCCAGACGGTCATTGACGATTGGATGCTCGGACCTGAGAAGCCAAGCAACGAACGTGGGGCAAACAAGCCTTATTGGGTGGCACTCGGCAAGGCAATGCAGGTTGATGAGGCAGAGGCTAGGCGTCGTCGGTGCTCAAATTGTGAGTACTACGACAATTCTGTAATGACCCAGGCAAAAATGGATAAGATCCCATGGAACCAATGGGACGTAGATGCTGGGTTCCGTGGTCACTGTAAGAAGTTCGATTTTATCTGTCACGATCTCAGATCATGCCAAGCATGGGAAGAACGAGAGTTTGAAGAAGATTGACCGGGTAACAGATTGTGGGAAAATGGTGGCGCTGAGTCTATCGGGCCACCAGCAGCTCACCCAACCATTGAGAGGTTGCGCAAATGAGCGGTGCTGATTGGCTAAAAGAAAACCTAGAGAAGGTTTTTGCGCTGCCCGCACCAGCCGTTGAATGGTTGTTGATGCTGTGGAATGCTATCCAAGTCTTCGATGACGTGGCAGACGGTGACCATGTTGAGCGCGAGGATTTGAACGCTGCAATCTGGAATACGTTGGTTGGAATGAACCAAAACCCATTCTGGATTGCCAACTCGAACAGCCTAGCGCCTGTTATCGCGACTATGGTCCTGAAATGGCAAGCGTCCGATCACGTTGAACGCACAGGCAACGCTGATGCTAAGTCTTTTGTATGGCGTGCAGGGTTCTATGACGTTGTGCTAATGGTTTTAACACTGTGCAACGGCACCAAATATGCAACCGATAACGCTCATTTAGTGATGTCGCTCTACGGTGAAACATTCGAAGATTACATGAAGGAGTTTGGCAATGCCTGATCCGATTAGCGCCCTAGTTGTCGGTGGAACGACCCTAGCGAGTGGACTTATTCAAGGTGAGGCGGCTGAAGACGCGGCCTCGGCGCAATCAGCAGCAAGTAGGGAAGGGATCGCTGAACAACGGCGGCAGTTCGACATGCTACGCGAATTGCTTAAGCCCTACGTTGAGGCTGGAACACCAGCGTTGCAGCAGCAACAAGCATTGGTCGGTCTGCAAGGCGCGGAAGCACAAAGAGCCGCAATTTCTGGGTTGGAACAATCGCCATTGTTCGCCGCTAGGGTACGACAAGGAGAGGAATCTTTGTTGCAACGTGCATCGGCCACCGGCGGGTTGCGCGGCGGGAACATTCAGGCCGCTCTTTCACAGTTTCGTCCTCAAATGTTGCAACAGGAAATTGAATCTCAGTATGGGAAGCTTGGCGGCTTGACTTCCCTTGGGCAACAATCTGCGGCAGGTGTTGGAACGGCTGGGATGCAGACTGGCGCAAACATTGCCGGTTTGTATGGCGACATCGGAGCCGCTCAAGCTGGAGCAGAACTCGCGCAGGGGCGTGCAATTGGTGGCTTGCTCAATCTACCGACTCAAATCCTGGCTATGCAATACGGGTCTAAGGTCGGGACGCCTGGATTTAGTGGGATCTTTAGCGATATTAGACTCAAGAAGAACATTCGGCGTCTTAGCACCAGACCGGACGGGCTCGGTGTTTACGAGTTCGAATACATCTGGGGTGGTGGCAAGCAGGTCGGCCTCATGGCTCAGGAAGTCCGGCGCGTCTACCCTGATGCGGTAGGCGAGAACAGCGGATATCTCACGGTCGATTACAGCAAAGTATAAGGGGCCAACATGGTTCAGCCGATGAATTACAACATTGACGTGCAGAGCCCATTTGAAGCGGCATTATCAGGCTTCAAAATCGGCGCGACCGTTGCAGACATCCAAGCACAGAGACAGGCGCAAGAGGCTCAGATGAGGGCCCAAGAGGCAGAGCTACAGCGCCGACAAATGCTTAACTCTCAAATTGCATCATTGATGCAAAACCCGAATCCAACTGCAAGAGACTTTGCCAACATAGCTATGCAGCTTCCTGAAAAGGAAGCGGCTAGCATGAGGGCGAATTGGGATGCTTTGTCCAAAGATAAGCAAGACAACGAATTGCGATTTGGTGGACAGGTCATGTCTGCGTTCGGTTCAAGTCAGCCTCAAATTGGTATTCAACTCTTGCGTGAACGTGCTACGGCTGAACGAAATTCAGGCAATGAGCAGCAAGCGAAAGCCTATGAGACCTGGGCTCAGATGGCCGAAGCCAGCCCGCAAACAGCACAGAAGACCATCGGGATCATGCTTGCAGGTATCCCAGGCGGGGACAAAGTGATTGAGGGGACCGTTAAGGTTGCAACGGAAGAACGAACTGCGCAATTACAACCTTTTAAAGTGCGTCAAGAAACCGCAGACGCAATATTCAAGGAGATTGAAGCCAGATTTGCACCTGATAAATTCGGCGCTGAATTGAATCTCACCAAGGCTCAAGTCGAACAGTCTAAAGCGGCGCGTCGTGCGTCTGATGCTGCTGCGGCAAAATCTGGGGCAGAAGCCCTTCGTGCCCAGGCAGAAGCCAATCAGATGACAGCCGGCATCATTCCTGCCGATAAGCGCCCAGAGGCCGAAACAAAGTTCCGCAAAGAATATAGCGACCAGACCAAAGGCTACCAAGAGGTCAAATCTGCCTATGGGCGCATCCTGGCATCTGAGGACAATGCTGTTGGTGACCTGTCCCTGATCTTCGGATACATGAAGATGCTGGACCCTGCCTCTGTGGTGCGCGAGGGTGAATTCGCCACGGCGCAGAACGCGACAGGCGTGCCTGTACAAATCCAGAACATCTACAACCGAATCATTAGCGGTGAACGGCTTTCGCCTTCGCAGCGGTCATCGTTTAAGGGTCAAGCCGGCAAATTGTACGAAACGGCACAGACGCAAGAGAACCAAGTTCGCCAGGGCATTGAGCGCATCGCCAAGGGCTATGGTTTGAAGACGGAAAACATCTTCTACACGCCAACCGAAACGGCACCGACTGCGCCTGGTGCCCCACCTCCGGCCCCTGTGAGTGTTACAGCTCCAAATGGACAAGTACTCACATTCCCAAATCAGCAGGCGGCTGAAGCCTTCAAGAAAGCAGCGGGGATTCGCTAATGGCAACCGACTACGAAGCATTGGCACGACAATTCGGCGGCGCTGCGGCAGGACCGGTCTCTACGCCTGCGCCTGCTACGACTACAACGCCTGTTGATTACTCGACCATGGCCACACAGTTCGGTGGCCAGGCTGCACCGACAGAACCTCCAAAGATGGGGTTTTTTGAGGGTTTGGTAGAGTCTGTTACAGGTTCGCAGCGTGCGACGCCTGAGACTCAGACGCTGCCAGAGTGGACCTCAATGCCGGAACTCAATCAGATGAGCCTGGCATCCTTCAAGACCGCTCTCGGAACGTTGGTATCAAGCCCACAAGAGACCGTTAAGGTTCTACAGGCAAATTTTCCAGGAACGCAAATCCGGCAGGATGCCAAGGGCAACTTCATCATTCGATCATCCATCGACAATCGTGAATACGCCATTCCGCCAGGATTGTCGAAGGGGGACATCCCACGTGTGATCGGTGGGTTGCTTGCGTTCACTCCTGCCGGACGGGCTACAACGATCCCAGGGGCTGTTGCGGCTGGAGCAGGTACTCAGGCTGCTATCGAAGCAACTCAGGCGGCCACGGGGGGCACTTTTGACGCTGGCGATGTAGCACTTTCTGGGGTGGCCGGCGGAGTTGGTCAGGTCATACAACGCGGCGTGCAAGCAGCGGTCCCGGCTGTCAAGCGCACCGTGCAGCGTGTCACTGACCGTGCGACTGCGCCAGCAGCACCGGCAGCAGCAGCCCCAGCGGCGCGTCCTGCTGTGCAGGTGACGGCTGAAGGTAAACTGAATGCTGCGAAATACACAGGCGACAACGCAAAGTCATCCGACGCCGTGGTAAACCCACTTTACAAACCTTCGGCTGTTAATGAACAGGACCTTGGGTTGTCGAGGATAGATTTTGAAAGAGCTGACGTCCAACAAGTCCCGGTGAAAAATATCATTTCACCACAAGACAACGTCAATCCAAGGAAGGTGAACAGGATTGCTTCGGAGTTCGACCCAACTGAACTAGATCCAATCTATGTTGTGAAATCAGGTGACGAGTACACGGTACTCCAAGGAAATCACCGTGTACTCGCTTCAGAGATGCGCGGGATAGACTACATACCTGCACACGTGATCGAAATACCGACCAAGAAACCTACCCCAAGCATTCCTGGATCTGGTGGCGCAGCTGGTGTTGATTTGGCCACTCTGCGACCGATGCCTGCCCAGCCTGCCGTCCAGGCTACCACCAAAGCCTTCGAGGAAGTTGGCGACCTAGTACGCAAGGCATCCGGCAAAGGCCCAGGCTCTGCCGCTGCTCAAGCCCGGCTGGCCGATCTGGCCCAGGTGAACACCGAGGCTCGCGCTGCTGCCGAGCGTCTTGGCATGGACCTTCCATTTGACGTCTTCAGCGACAACCCGCAAGTCCGGGCTGCTGTGGGCCTGACCCGGTCCGTGGCTGGTGGCGAGGCCGAGGCGGCCTGGGTGAACACCGTGCGCAACGCGATCACCAAAGCTGACGATGTGGTGCAGCAGTTTGACGCTGCCTTCATCGAAGGCCGTCCAGCACCAGGCGCGACGTCCCAGCGCATCTTGGACAGCCTTAAAGGTACGCAGTCGCAATTGGCCAAGGATGCCAGCACAATCTACCAGCGCGTCGATGAAGCCATCCCAAAGACGTCGACTGTGCAGTTTCCGAAGCTGACCAAGACTCTGGATGAGGTGCTGGCCGAGGTTGGCGAAAAAGGCCTGTCGGCGCAAGAGAAGAAGCTCTACGAGTTGGCCACCGACCCGACCGCCACCTACGGCCGTCTGCTGCGCGAGAAGAACCTGATCGGCCAGGCTATGGCTGGCAAGGAATCACCCTACGGCAACATGGCGGCAGGCGATCTGAAGCGCCTGTATGCTGCTTTGGCTGACGACCAACTGACAAACGTTGGCGACCTGGGCGGCGATGCGCTGCGCCAGGAACTGCGCGCGGCCAACCTGCTGACGGCCAAGAAAAAGGCGCTTGAGAACCGTATCGTCGGTGCCTTCGGCAAGGAGATCGACGGCAGCGTGGCCACCCTCATGCAGTCGGCCATCAAGTCGGCGGCCAAGGGCGATGCGGCGCAGTTCAACAAGCTGATAAAGGTCGTCCCGCCTGAGTTGCGCAAGGAGACCATTGCCACTGCGCTGGCCTCTGTCTCAAGCTCTGGCCGGGCAGCACAGGAAGGCGCGTTCGGCTTTGCGGAGTTCGCCAAGACCTACCGTGGCCTGCGCGCCAATCCTCCCGTCTACAAGCAGGTGGTGGAGACGCTTGGCAAAGACGCAGACGCTGTGATGCGTGACCTGTACGAGGTCTCCAAGCGCATCACCGACGCACGTTCCCAGGTGCTCACCACTGGCAAAGCCAACCAGGCACTGGTGGAATCTTTGAAAGCCGAAGGACTGGTCGGCAATGTCATGCAGAGCACGATGGCCCAGCGTGCCGTCACAGGCGCTGCAGCAATGGTGCCTGGCGGTGGTCTGGTTGCACCGGACATTGTCAACTTCATGGCCAAAGGCAATGCCGATGCCGTCAAGGCGGCTGGCAAGCTGTTCGCCAGCGACGAGTTCCAGAAGCTGGCTGTCGAGGCTGCAACCAAGGCTGAACCAACCACAGCAGCCCTGCGGCGCACCGCAATGAGTAGGGCTTTCGGGGATTTCGCAAAGGCAGCAAGACTGCCACAATCTCTTGACGCTCGAGTTCAATGGCTGCAATCTGCAATACAAACTGAACGACAATTCGACCAGGAGAACCAGTAATGTCAGCACTCTCAATCCAGCCAAGCTATCCGATCTTTACTGATACCGATGGGAAGCCTTTAGAGGATGGTTATATCTGGATTGGAACGGCCAACCTTGACCCACAGGGCAATCCGATCAATGTCTATTGGGATTCTGCTTTAACCCAATTGGCTGGACAGCCTATCCGTACCTCTGGCGGCTATCCAGTAAATAGCGGCACACCTGCTCGACTGTATGTTAACAGCGACTACAGCATTCGTGTCATGAACAAAAACGGCAGCATGGTTTACAGTGCACCGGCTGCCACCGAGCGCTACAGCGGTGTGGTCATCAATGGCGTCAATGCGCAGAACGTGGTCTATGACCCGCCATTCACTGGTGGGATGCAGACCAACGTCGAGGCAGAACTCTCCAACACGATCTACGTCACCGACTTCGGTGCGTTTAAGGATGGCACCAATCCTTCCGCCACGACTGCTGCCATTCAGGCGGCCATCGATTACGCCAAGGCGAGCTCAAATGTCCACTGCATTGAGTTCCCGACCGGTAATTACGCAGTCAACGCACCAATCGAAATCAAAGGTGGTTTCGGTGATGGGCTGACAATCAAAGGCAACAAGTCCACCGTTACAGGATCACACAACGGTGCGGTGTTTGATCTGAATGGCTCATTGCCATCGCCTGCACCCGAATACCGACTGAACGTCTTGATCCAAGACTTCACTGTAGTTGGATCAGGCAAAGCCAATACCGGCTCTCGTTGTATTCAAATTGTAAATGGCGCAAACGTACAAGTTAATAACTGCCTCCTGCGTAACGCATACAAAGGTCTGTTTGGGTTTGGCGCGTTGATTTGTAATTTCATCCAACTAAACATCCGCGACAATGAGACTGGTGTTGAGTTTTTGGACACGGCGTCTTTTTCTCCCAACGACATTCATTTTGTCAACTGCCAGATCATTGTCAACACAATAGCTGTCCGGGCGATCAACTTTGATTACGGCTCGTGGAACTTCTACGGGTGCGAGATTGAAGGCAACAACATCCCATCAGGAAATGCAACCGACGGAGTTCGGGTGTGTGAGTTCTTTAACGCTGGAGAGGTGAACTTCATCGGGTGCCACTTTGAAGCAAATCCAGGTCAATATAACCTGTTCTACGACAGTCCAAATGGTCGACACCTGAATATCATCGGCTGCAAGATGATTCCTGGCGACACCACTGG